TAACACGGATATAAAGCAAGACTACAACGTAAACGGAACAACTCAAACAACTCTTAATACTGGATTTGTTGTGGAGGAATACAAGGAAATTATAAAGGAACTTATGATGAGCGAAGCAGTTCTCTTAGATGGTGTAAGAGTCAAGGTAGTAACTGCACAACAAACACTACAAAAGCATATCAACGATAAGATGATTAACTATACTCTTCAGTTAGAAGAAGCATTTGACGAGAGATATGTATAAAGTAGAATTGTATATTAGCGATCAAAGAGTAGACACTTTCAAAGACGAAGCAATCAAGATTACCTTATCTACTCAAAACGTCAAAGACATCTCAAAGGTCTTTGGCGATTTTACTCAGTCATTTACTTTACCAGCATCTCCAAATAATAATGGAGTATTCAAGCACTATTACAATGTAGATATAGCTACAAGTTTTACTGGAGGTCAAAGGGTAGATAGTTTTATAGAAATAAATAACAACGTATTTAGAGTAGGCACGTTTGAACTTGAAGGAGTTCAAATAAAAGATAACGAGCCTTATGCTTACAAAGGCTCTTTCTATTCAAAGAATACAAGTCTCAAGGACTTGTTTGGAGAGGACACATTGAATGACTTGGACTTATCCTCACAAGACCATACATATACTGATACGAATATAGAGGCTGGTCTAAATGGTTTTGTAAGTGGTACTGGCGATGCAGTAATATATCCATTGATAACACCTCGTACTAATTGGTTTTATGATTCAACGAGTGGAGATACTACGGAAGGTAATCTTGCCGTGAATGGAGACACAAGTCCATCTCACGGCTGCTTTTACTACGACCTAAAACCAGCTATAAAAGTAAAGAAGATAGTAGATGCTATAGCTACCAAATATGGGGTAACTTTCAATAGTGACTTCTTCTCAGGAGTAAACTTTCCTATATTATATATGTGGTGTCATAGAAGGGCTGGTTATATGTTCAAAGACCAACCTATTGGAACTTCAGGAACTAGAATCGTTTTCAATAATACAAGCGTTGATACTACTGGTGGTAAATGGAATTTGAGTGAAGGGCAATTCACACAATCTAATAACATAAGACCAGGTTCTCAAATTATTAAAATAACGATAGGTGGAACCTCATCAGTAGCAGCGAAAATACACTTAAATAAGGATGGTAAAGTTGTCTCTAGCATAGATGTTGGGACAACGGTTCTTGCCTCGTTTAACATTACCCAAAAAGGCGCATATACCTTTAGTATTGCATCAGGTGGAGATGCTGCTGGACAAGTGGTGCTGACTAATGCTACTATCAATGTAGTCTCAACTGTAAGGTCTGGTCATCGTGCAACTCCAGTTAGTACTACAAAAGTCACAGCAAACAACACCGCATCACAAACAATAACTCAGACTATTGTTATGGCGGATCAAATGCCTGAGCAAAAGGTTAGCGAGTTTTTTGGAGGTCTTGTTAAGCTATTCAATTTAGTAGTAGTGCCTACTGGAAATACTACTTTTGATATAGAGCCTTTGGATGATTGGTATGGAGAAGGTGCTACCATAGATATAACAAAGCATATAGATACTCAAGAAATAAGTATAGATAAACCAAAGCTCTATAAAAGGATTGAATATAAATACAACGAGGCTGAGTCTATATTGGAGGAAGAGTTTAGACTGCAAAACGATAGAGGCTATGGAGACCTAAAAGCAGACTTTACTTTTGATGGTGGAGAGTTCAAAATAGAAGCACCATTCGACCATCAGATATATGAAAGACTTACCGATGCAAATGGTGCTACACAAACTGACCTTAGTATTGGTCGCTCAATAACAAGAGAACTAGAGCCATCTATTGGTAAACCTCTTCTATTTTTTGCACCTTCAGTAATTACTGGACTCTCGTCTGGAAGCAAATACTACTACGTTCAAATGGATGGTACATCCGTTGAAAAGGATGCGTTTCACTTTGTGAGTAATACAAACGATGCTACTACTGCAAACGTATCTCTCACTCTTAACTTTGGTACGGAAGTAGACTCATACCATCTTACATCTTTTGATAGCGGATTATTTAGCGAATTTTGGGCAGATTATATTACTGACCTATATAGTGCTAATAGAAGGATATGGAAGTACAAAGCGATATTTCCTCTAGGGTTATTGCTTAGATTGAAGAACAATGATAAGCTAACCATTTTAGATAAGAACTATATAATCAATTCTATAGAGATGAATCTCACTACTGGAGAGGCAAACCTTGAATTACTCAATGATGTGTAATATATGATTCAATTACGTTACTTAATAGATGCCTTACAAATCGTTGATAGCGATAGCGACCTCATCGCTATCGCAAAAGGCAAATACGAAAAGAAACCATTTAGACTAAGAACCAATGGCGATAAAAGAGACCGTAGAGATAGAAGTAGAAAGTAATGCTACCGAAGCCTCCCAAGAGTTTGTTGATTCCGTTAAGGAACTTACGGCAGCAGTAAAGGAATTTGGTAATAGTTCTAAGAAAGGATTCTCAGGAGCAACACAAGGAACTAAGAAGCTAAGCACATCATTTAAAGTATTAGCTAAGGCTGGGATTGTATTTACCGTAATAGAAAAAGCAGTAGGTCTACTTGCAGATGTATTGAAAGGAAACCAAAAGGTAGTAGATGCATTTAGTGCTGCCTTTGAATTTGTTGGTATCGTAGGTGGTCAAGTTGCAGATGTCATTAGCAAGGTCACTAAAAGCGTAGGCGAATCTTCAGAGAACTTCAACGGACTCAAAGCAGTCGCTGAAGGTCTATTGACTATAGCCTTAACGCCTCTAAAACTTACATTTCAAGCAATCAGATTTGGGATATTGAAATTATCCTTAGCCTACGAGAAATCATTTTTAGGTCAAGGAAGACCTGAGAAAATAGAAGAACTTACTGCTGGTCTTGCTGAAGTTAAGGAATCAATGGTAGAGATAGGTACTGAGGCTATTGATGCTGGTAAGTCAGTAGTTAATAATATTGGAGATGCAGTACAAGAGGCTGGTAACATTACAAAGCAAGTTGTAGATGGTGTAAGCAAGATAAGTGTCAAAGCAGCAGCAGAACAAGCAAAAGCAAACATAGAACTAAAGAACGAAGCAGAACTTGCAGAAGCAAGGCTGCAAGGTCTTATTGAGAAATTTGATCTACAAGCAGAGAAGCAAAGGCAGATAAGAGACGATGAGAGACTCTCTATAGATGAGAGAATAGCAGCGAATGAGAGACTAGGAGAAATACTTAAAGAGCAACAAGAAGCGCAACTAGAACAAGCACAAAGGATACTAGACTCTGCGAATGCAAATCTTGAGAAAGATAGAAACAATATAGAGTTCAAAAAGGCACAAATTCAAGCAGAGAATGAACTCGCTGCGGTAAAGGCTCAGGTTGCTGGATTTGAAGCAGAGCAACTTACCAACCTTGTCTCTTTAGAAAGAGAGAGACAAGACCTGCAAAAGACTAAGAACGAAACTACAAGAGTTGAAGGCGAGATATCAAATGAGGTAGCAATAATTACCGAAAGGAATGAAAGAAAGAGAGCAGAACTGCAACACCAATTTGCTCAACAAAGAATTGAAGATACTATTCTTGAATTACAAGCCAATGAAAAGTTAGCACAAAGTGACCAAGAGAGAGCAGATATACAACTTGAGATAGCAAACCTACAAAGAGAGTCTGCAATAAATACTGCTAATGAAACGGTCAGACTTGAGGGAGTAAAAAGAGATGCTCAAAAAAGAACTATTGATCTTACGATTAGTGGACTTAATGCTCTCAATGAATTAACTCAAGCCTTCGCAAAGGATGATGAGAAAAGTGCTAGAAAAGCATTTTTAATAAACAAGGCAGTAGGTATATCTACTGCTGTTATCCAAACTGCTCAAGCAGTAACTGCTACACTTACTGGAGGTGGTGACTTAACAAAAATAGCTAGAGGTCAGCAATTTGTAGAGGCTGCTATTGTAGCAGCAACTGGTGCTGCTCAAATAGCAACAATAGCAAGGCAACAATTTGAAGGAGGAGGCTCACCTAGTTCCCCAAATGTTGGAGGTGTTGGAGGTGGAGGTCTTTCTCCTCAGTTCAATTTAGTAGGCGATGCTGGTACAAATGCAATAGTACAAAGTCTACAAAGAAACAACCAACCAGTAAGAGCCTTTGTAGTAGGAAGCGATGTAACAACCCAACAAAGTTTAGATAGGAATAGAATAGATAACGCAACATTCGGATAGATATGAAGATAGTAGAATTAATCCTAGATGAAGAGCAGATACTGAGTGGCGTTCAAGCCATCAGTATCGTAGAGCAACCAGCTATAGAGTCGGACTTCATCACATTAAAGAAAGAGCAAGAGTATAAACTTGCAGAGGTAGATGGAGAGAAGCGTATCCTGATGGGTGCTGCTTTGATACCAAACAAGACAATATTCCGTAAGAACGGAGACGAGGAATACTACATATACTTCTCTAAGGACACGGTCAGAAAGGTCAGCGAATTGTACTTAACTCAAGGCAAACAAAACAAGAGTACGCTAGAGCATAACTTCGAGCTTGAGGGTTTGAGTGTGGTGGAGTCTTGGATAGTTGATGGAGAGAAAGACAAGAGTAGAGAGTATGGCTTAGATGTTCCTATTGGTACTTGGATGGTATCTATGAAGGTGTACAATGACAAGGTATGGAATGAGTATGTCAAGAATGGTAAGGTAAAAGGATTCTCTATAGAAGGATACTTTGCTGACAAAGTCAATATGTCTAAGATACAAGCAGAAGAAGATAAGGCACAAGAGCAACTCAATGCGATTCGTGCTATAATCAAGAAAGACCTAAGAACAAAAAAAGGTAAGCGTACTGAATTAGAAAGCTACTCTGATTATCCGAATGCAGTACGCAATAATGCTCAGAGAGGGATAGACCTAAATGAGAAAGTAAATAATAAATGTGCTACTCAAGTAGGTAAGGTCAGAGCGCAACAACTTGCACAAGGGCAACCGATATCTTTACAAACGATCAAACGTATGTACTCGTTCTTATCAAGAGCAGAGGAGTATTATGATGAATCAGATACAAAGGCTTGTGGTACTATCTCCTACTTGCTATGGGGAGGCAAGGCTGCTAAGAGATGGTCTGAGTCTAAACTGAAGGAGTTAGGTCAGTTGAACCTAGCATCTATGGTAGTAGATGACCAGTTCGCTATTATAGACGATAGACTTGCATATAGCACTCAAGAGAAGGCTGAAGAGATGGCGAGGAACATAGGGTGCAAAGGATTCCACACTCACGAGTTTGAGGGTAAGACTTGGTATATGCCTTGCGAGTTCCATATCAAAGACGATATGTACAAGACTAAGAAGTGTCCTAAAGGATATAAGAAAAACAAAGAGGGCAGATGTGTCAAGATGGCTGAGGTAGGAGAAAGAGGTGGTATACGCAAATCTCCTAAAGCACCTAAGTCAGATACACCAAATCCTAATCCTAAAGGCAAAGGAACTGCTAAAGGAGATGCTAGTACCTCAAGAGGTGCAAAGGTAAGTAAGGCTGATGAGGCAACACTCAAGAAGAAGAGTGATGACTTCAACGAGAGATACAAGAAGAAGTTAGGATACGGAGTAAATGTAGGTATGCTCAAGTCCGTCTTTCAGAGAGGACTTGGAGCATTTAATGTATCAAGGTCTCCAAGAGTAACCAATCCTTCACAATGGGCATTTGCAAGAGTCAATGCGTTTTTGTATCTCGTAAAGAATGGGAGACCACAAAATCCCAAGTATACTGGAGACAATGACCTACTGCCTACTGGTCATCCAAAAAAACCGAAGTAAAAATGCAACAAATAAATCATTAATAGTTAATTAGATATGAGCGCAAAAAACACTTTAAACAAGATAGCGAGTCTACTCAACGTAGACCTCGCTGAAGAGAGCCAAGTTGAAGAGGTGGCTCTAGAGACAATGAAGTTAGAAAATGGTACTACTATAGAGGCTGAAAAGTTTGAGGTAGGTCAAGCCGTTTTTATTATGACTGAAGATGAAGAGAAGGTCGCATTACCAGTTGGTAGGTACGAGCTTGAGGATGGTATGATTCTCGTAGTGGCTGAAGAAGGAGTCATAGGAGATATGATGAAAGAAGAGCCAAAAGACGAAGAGGAAGAAGTAGAAGCATCTGCTGAAGAAGTACCTGAGGAAGTTTCTGAAGAGGTCGAAATGGCTGAAGAAGAAGAAGAAGAGAAGATGGCTTACGCTACGAAAGAAGAGTTAGGTAAAGCTATGGATGAACTCAAGCAAATGATTGAGGAAGTGAAGTCTATGGTAGACCCTAAGAAGAAGAAAGAAGATATGAGCGCGGAGGAGTCAGTATCTGAAGAAGTTGTTGAAGAAGTACAACAAGAACTATCGGTACAAGAACCAGCCGCCAAACCTATCAAGGCAAATCCTGAAGCACAAGTTACTAAGGACAAGTCCTTCAAATTCTCACAAGGAAGAAAGGCATCTACTCTAGATAGAGTATTGTCTAAAATGGCTGAACGTAAAAATTAATAAATAAAAAAAGAGATGGCTACAACTACATCAATCACAACAACTTATGCTGGAGAGTACGCTGGGGAGATAATCGCAGCAGCACTTCTTTCAGCTAATACTATCGAAGGTGGTGGTATTACAATCAAACCTAATGTAAAATTCAAAGAGGTAATTAAGAAACTAAGCACCGATGCAATCCTCAAGGATGCATCTTGTGACTTTAGTGCTACCTCTACGGTTACATTGACTGAGCGTGTACTTGCTCCTGATGAGTTCCAAGTAAACTTACAACTTTGTAAAAAAGACTTTCACTCAGACTGGCTAAGTGCAGAACAAGGCTTTAGTGCATTTGACACTTTACCTTCTAGCTTTGCTGACTTTATTATCGCTCACGTTGCAGCGAAAGTAGCAGAGAAAACTGAGCAAAATATTTGGGATGGTAACGGAGCAAATGACGGACAATTCGATGGCTTGAAATTACAACTTGCTGCTGACTCTGACGTAGTAGATGTAACTGGTACGACCGTGACTGCATCTAATGTTATTGATGAGTTAGGTAAGGTTGTAGATGCTATTCCTTCTGCTCTTTACGGAAAGGAAGACTTATACATCTATATGAACTCTGCTATCGCTCGTTCTTATGTTCGTGCTTTAGGTGGATTCGGTGCTAACGGACTAGGTGCAAATGGTGTGAATAACGCTGGTACTACTTGGTTCAATGGTGGAGACTTAGCTTTTGATGGCGTGAAGATTTTCGTATCTCCAGGTCTTGCTGCTAACACAATGGTAGCTGCTCAGAAGTCTAACTTATTCTTCGGTACTGGTTTGTTATCAGACCACAACGAGGTGAAGTTGATAGATATGCAAGACATTGACGGATCAATGAACGTCAGGGTGGTAATGCGTATGACCGCAGGGGTAATTCACGGAGTAGGTTCAGAGGTAGTGCTTTACGCATAATCTTAGACCATTAACAATATGGAAGGGTAGGTAGACAAACTACCTACCCTTTTTTTTAAATGAAAATACAATGGCTTGTAATTTAACAAAAGGAAGAATAACACCTTGTAGAGATGTCGTAGGTGGTATTCACGAAGTTTACTTTGTAGACTTTGGTGCTTTGGGTGCTTTGACTTTGGATGCTAGTGATGTTATTACCGATGCTGCTGGAACATTTAGTGCGTATCGTTACCAACTAAAAGGCAACTCTTCAATGACACAAACTATAACCGCATCACGTGAGAATGGTACGGTATTTTTCTCTCAGGCTCTTAGTTTAACATTGCCTAAACTAAGTGCAGATGATAGTAAAGAATTGAAACTTCTTGCTTATGGTAGACCACATATCGTAGTAGTAGACTATAACGGAAATGCTTTACTCTTAGGTCGTGAACACGGATGCGATGTTACTGGTGGTACTTTAGTATCAGGTGCAGCGATGGGAGACTTGATTGGATATACTATTGAGTTTACTGCTGAAGAGTTGATGCTATCTAACTTCATACAAAACCCAGTTGCTGCTAATCCATTTGCTGGATTGAGTAGTGCTACTGAGACAATCGTTAGTGGTGTAGACTTCTAAAAGATGATTAGTTCAAACGATAAAGAGAGGCTCTTTGCCTCTCTTTTTTTTTATTAATTTTTTTTATATATTAGCCTCACTAACTAAAATATATTACAATGAAAAAGCAAAGAAGAATCACTCTCGAAGAACTACAACACGAATTGCAAACTTGGATGATATGTTGTAGGGATGGAGACTTCAAAGGAAGTCCTGAGAAACTTATAAGAAACCTCTCAGATTGGGCAGAGATGATAGCAGAATAAAATGGTAAGCCTGATTAGTTACCTTAAGGCTCTCTTCGGAGAGCCTTTTTTTATGGACAAAAGTCTGCTACTTCGTTACTTGAGTATGCACATAGTTACAACATCTAATAAGACTATCAAGTACATTCCTAGAGTAGTAGAAAGTACCAACGTACTAAGAATTACTGATGAGCAAACAAACGTAACCGCAGCAAAGCAAACTCTTAGCACTACGGAGGTAGGAAACTTTGTATCTATTACTGCGGACTTTACCTTTGTAGAGGGTAGATATTATTACATAACGATAGGTAATTCAGCAGACAATGCTGAGATATATAGAGGCAAAGTCTTCTGCACGAATCAGACCGACTTTGAGAAGTTCACAACCAACAATAATGTCTACACCGAGTACGACAAAACAAATGCTAACGAGTACATCGTGATATGAAACTACACACAATAAACTTGGCGAGTTACACGAAGCCTGAAGTAATTGAAAAAAAGAATAAGGATTGGGTTCAGTACGGAGAAGATAATAACTACTACCAATATCTTATTGACCGATACAATGGCTCTCCAACAAACAATGCTATCATAAATGGTATAAGCGATTTGATCTACGGCAAGGGTATAGATGCAACGGATAGTAGCAGAAAACCACAAGAGTATGCTATGATGAAGTCTCTTGTCAATCCTGATTGTATGAGAAAGGTAGTGAGCGACCTCAAACTTATGGGGCAATGTGCTTTCCAAATCATATATTCAAAAGCAAGTAGAGAGGTAGCGCAGATAGAACATATGCCTATACAAACTTTGCGTTCAGGGAAGATGAATGCGGATGGAGATATAGAGGCTTACTACTACTCTGCACAATGGGATAAGATGAAGATGGGAGACATACCCGAAAGGATATCTGCTTTCGGTATGTCTAATGATGCTATAGAGATTCTTGTAGTAAGACCTTATCGTGCTGGGTACTATTACTACTCTCCAGTAGATTATCAAGGAGGCATTCCCTATGCCGAGCTTGAAGAGGAGGTAGCAAACTTTCATATCAATAATATCAAGAATGGATTGAGTCCTTCTATGCTTATCAACTTCAATAACGGAGTGCCTGATGAGGAAGAGAGAATGCTTATTGAACACAAGATAAAAGACAAGTTTGGTGGTACATCTAATGCTGGTAACTTCATTCTTGCCTTCAATGAGAATAGAGACTTAGCAGCAAACATTGAAGCAGTACCTATAAGTGATGCTGCCCAGCAGTATGAGTTCTTATCAGGAGAGTCTATGCAGAAGCTAATGGTAGCGCATAGGGTAACTTCTCCTATGCTCTTAGGTATCAAAGACCAAACTGGATTAGGAAACAATGCAGACGAGATAGAGACTGCATCCTTGTTATTCGATAACACGGTTATAAGACCTTTCCAAAACCTTTTAATAGATGCCTTGAATAAGATACTAGCAGTAAATGGTATAGCATTGAACCTATACTTTAAGACTCTTCAACCTCTTGAATTTAAAGATACAACTAATGAGAGTGCAGAGGTTAAAGAAGAAGAGACTGGAATTAAAGAAGAAGAAACAACTCCAATAGATGTGCAACCTACTGAAGAAGATAAAGAGATAGAAGAAGAACTTATACAAAAAGAAGCATCCTATAATGGAGCGCAGATATCAGGTGCTATAGATATCATAGCAAAAGTAGCAGAGGGTATACTAACCGAAGACCAAGCTATTACCTTCTTAATTCAGATGTTGCAGTTTAGTCCTGACGTAGCTAATGCTTTATTTACTGGTAAGAGTTCTGAGACTATAACTGAGATGAAATCTCAAAAGCCTCACGAATGCTCACGAGAATTACCTCAAGAGTATGATGACTTGGTAGAGGATTTGATCGCTATGGGCGAAGATGAGAACTTAGAAGAGTGGGATTTAGTAGATGAGAGAGAGGTAGACTACGACCAAGAAGAAGCACTTGATACTATGATTGGACTAGCCTCAACTGGTACTGCAAGACCTAACGCATCTAGTGAGCAAGATGGAGAGAATGTAGAAGGCGAGAAGTTTAGAGTACGATACCAATACTCCCCTAAAAGAACCTCTGCAAATAGCAGAGAGTTCTGCAAGAAAATGGTAGCAGCAGACAAGATATATCGCAAAGAAGATATTATAGCTATGGGTAGTAAAGCAGTCAATGCTGGATTCGGAAGAAATGGAGCAGACACATACTCTATATGGTTATACAAAGGTGGTGCTAGATGTCAGCACAAATGGATAAGAAAGACTTACCAATTCAGAGACGGAGTAAAGCCTGATGTAAAGAATCCAAATGCTAAAACTATAAGCACATCAGAAGCAAGAAGGAAAGGCTTTAGACCTGAAGCAAATCCTAATAAGGTAAGTGTTGCACCAAAGGATATGAAGAACAAAGGATTTGTTAATCCTCCAAGTGAAAAAGATAAACAAACTGGAATCTAATGGCTACTGCATTATTTATAACAAGAGATGACTTAGTTCGTAATACATTCCTTTCAGGGAATGTAGATACGGACAAGTTTATACAATTCATTAAGATTGCACAAGAGGTTCATATTGAGCAATACTTAGGTACTAAACTATATGACAAGATATCAGCAGACATCATTGCTGGTACTTTAAGTGGTACATATCAAACTCTTGTAAACGATTATATACAACAAATGCTTATCCACTTTGCTATGGTAGAGTATCTTCCGTTTGCAGCATTTACTGCATCCAATGGTGGCGTATTCAAAAAGACCGTAGAAAATGGAGAGACATTAGAGAGAAGTGAGTTGGCTATGCTGATTGACAAGGAGCGTAATCTAGCAGAATACTATACTAGAAGGTTCATAGACTTTATGTCTTTTAATCAGAGTTCTTATCCTGAATATACATCGAATACCAATGATGATATACATCCACTAAAAGATAGCGTATTTCAAGGATGGGTACTATAAAAACTTACAAACCAAAAGAGGTGAATGTAAAGAAGCTAATCACCTTCTTAAAGAAGACAAAGAACAATGGGATACGGAAAGATATACGAGACAACTGATTGGGGTGATGGTAGAGTCAACCTCAACGATTGGGGGGATGTATACGAAGGTCTAGGATATGATGATGACTATGCGGCAGTATTGAATGCTGGTACTACTAATGGATTTGCACCTCCAACTGCTGCACATCAAGTGCTACAAAACACTTTTGTAAAAGCCTTGAAAGATGCTGCGGTGTGGGATGAGTTAGACTTGCTATATATCTTTGCAGTCACTACGCTTGATGGCGGTAGTGATTTTACTCTTTTGAACTTCAAGAGTCCGACACAATTCAAACTTACAAAGGTCAATAGTCCGAGCTTTACATCTAACAAAGGTTGGTCAAACGGAGGAACTTCAAGACTAGCTACTGGATTTACTTTAAATGCAGATGGTGTTAATTATACTAGAGATGATGCTGGAGGTTTTGCTGCGTTTCCTATAATGGATAGCAGCAGCCAAACCAATAATAGAATCTATGGTAATGATGGAAGTAGCAATTACCTGAGTCCTCGTTTGCAAGTTGATGGTTCAAATAGTGGTAACCGAAACTGGATAAACGATAACCAATACCAAGAGATGGATATTCATAAAGATAACGATACCATCTTCTTTCAAAATAGAACTGCATCTGATACCATAAATTTTAGAAGCACCGACCTTGCAGCATCGAATACTAAGTCTGCGGTAGACTCAAGCGGAGTAGATTCCAATGCACTACCAGCAGAAGATTTGATCCTACTAGGTGCAAGAAGTTCTGACCAGATGTTTGCTGGTAATACTATGGGTATGTTTGGATTCGGAGGTAGCCTTACTGATGCAAAGATGTCAGCAATAGAAACTGCGTGGTATACTAACTACTATACTAAATTATAATGGAGGTACTAATAGCAACACAAGAGCAGTACGATGCTCTAAACAAATATCAATACAAAGACTCTCGCTTAGAGTTTTGTAAAGATGCTAATGATAATTGGGTAGTGGGTACTTCAGTATTGAAGGATACTGATTTTAGTGAGATACAAAGTCAACTACAAGAACTAGAAGTTATAGAGTATGCACAATCAGAATGAAGATAAAAACTATATCCCTTCCTACTCCTCTCCAAAGGGGAGTAGAAGGGCGTGTCTATGTTGGGAGACTGAGACGTATAAGATAGAGTGTTGTGATGGTTCAATCCACGCTCAAGGAATAGGAAGCGTATATCTAAGTTAAGTATGAAATTAAGCAAGAACTTTACACTAAAAGAGGCTATGTATAGCCAAACTGCAATTCGTAAGGGTATAGACAATACACCTACTGATGAGCATATTGAGAATCTCAAAGTAATAGCAGAGAAGATATTCCAACCATTAAGAGAACATTTCGGAGTACCTATATGTGTAAGTTCAGGATATCGCAGTAAAGAACTTAACAAAGCTATAGGTGGCGCACATAAGATGGTTAATGGTGTATATATACCTACAAGTCAGCATTGCAAAGGAGAAGCTCTTGATTTAGATGCAGATACATATGGTAAAATAACTAACAAACAAATCTTTGACTACATAGCAGAGAACTTAGAATACGACCAGTTGATATGGGAATTTGGTACTGAGTATCCAAATGGAAATCCTAATTGGGTTCACGTTAGTTATAGTGAGGGAAACAATAGGATGAAGAAACTTACTGCATCTAAGAAAGAAGGATACTCAACGATATATAGATACATAAAGTAATGAAAGAGGTCTCAGAAGATACGATAGTTGGTCTATCACTAAAGACCATAGGCGCAATAGTAGCAGGAGTAGCAGTTATAACTTTAGGATACTTTGACCTTAAAGCGGATATAGAACTAGCTAAAGAACTACCTCCTCCAGAGGTAGGTCGTACTGAATACGATTTGAAAGACCAACTGGTAAGAGAGACCATAATGAATACTAAGTCTGATGTAGAGGAAATCAAAACTCAATTAGACAAGATAGAGGAGAGATTGTTCGAGATACGATGAAAGCCTTCTTATTTATTCTTATATCCTTGTACATAGTACCTGAGTCAACTCCCTTCTTCAAAAAGGGAGTAGTGCTTGTTCAGTATAATGCAGAGTTCAACAAATCTAACAACGTCAATTTAAGTGATATATCTGATGCTAAGATTATTGATGCGTGGATAGATGAGGATGCAGAGTATATGGTTTTTGGTAATGTAAAAAGTGTACCTACCATAGTGCTTTATAATGATAGAGAAGAGGTAGCAAGATGGGAGGCAGACTTATCTATGACTCTCAAGGTAAAGAGTGAGGACATACAAAAAGAGATAGACAAACTAACTGGTATAAATAAGTTCTAATGAAGAGATTTATATTGATACTACTATTACTTCCTTCCGTTTTGATCGCTCAGAAGATAGATGGAATATTCAAGTATGCTACCTTCTATACAAGTGCTTTTGCTAGTACACCTATGAAGGTCAGAACTGAGTATTACATCAATCAGATGGGGGAGATAAAAGATATCACTATTGAGAATCCATATGACTATCAAGCTACCTTCGGCATACGAAGGGTAGCAAGATACGATTACGAGAATAGACGTAATAGATTCTATGATGGACAAACGGAATCTACCATATCTCTTAATGCAACGGTTGGAAGTGTAAGAGGTTTTGAGTACCTAGCGCAGTATGATATGGGTAGGCAACAAGGTAGAGAGTATGAGAACCAAAGATACTTTCTTAGATACCTTGCGAAGTATTGGCTTGTCAAAGGCGAATACTTCTCTCAAGGGTTAGTTAATTTAAAGTATGGACAAACCGACCTTAGACTTAGAACCCACATTGGAGAAGTTGACTTTAGTATTGGAATTGCAACAAGGCAGAACAAACCTTACGGATACAATCCAGTTGAAGAGTTGCTTGATAGTGTTGCTTGGTTTGCGTTTGCATATGGTCAGGGATTCAATGACTTCTTGTACGGAATAGATAACAACCTCAATGATAGTATAGATGACTATGACTGGCGATGGGAAGACTTAGAAGGTAATGAGATTGCAGATAGTGATGAAGACTTTAGGAGGCACGTCTTTCCCGACCTTATGAGAAGATATAATAGAGAGGTCTTAGATAGTATAGGATATCTCGGTTCTCTAAGCGCAGTTGCCGGTATAGACTACTACCATTATACTGACAAGTTTTGGTTACATACTTGGGCAAGTCTATTGTTCTCGCATCAGCATATGGTTGGAGAGGAAGAGTTCTCATATAATAATTATATAGATGGTAACCAATGGCTAGACTATACTGGAGGTGTAGTCTTAGGATGGAAGATAGGTAAACGATGGGGAGTATTTGCAGAAGGCGAATATCGTAAGTATTGGGATAGGAGGCTCTTTAATATGAGGGCTGGTATAAATTATCAATTCAGGTAAATGGCTAAGAGAATACAAAGTATGTACGTTTCCAATTCAAGGAAACGTAGAAAGCATAGCAAAAAACAAAGCGACAATAAAGCGAGTAAGAACTACAAGAAGAGATATAAAGGTCAAGGAAGATAAATAGATAAGTTATGATAGATAGAATATTTAAAAACTGGAAGACCACTTTAATAGGTGGGATATTGTTAGTATCAGGATTGGGTATGGTAGCAATGGATAAAGCAAGTCTCACGGAGGCTGGTGCTTTTTTTGGAGTTGCATTTGTTTTATTCTTTACGAAAGACCCAAAGAATGGAGGATAATTTTGAAGACTTCGTAGACGAGCTTACGAACTGCGAACAACCACAATGCAACATAGATAACCCTGAAGACTGCGAAGAGTGTGGAAGTTAAGATGTAATATAATTATAGTAGCCTTGATACTATCAAGTTGTGGTGCTAACTATCATCTGAAAAGAGCGATAGCTAAAGACCCAACCATCTCTCAAGTGGAGAAAGTAAAGGTAGATACTATAGTAGTTACTGAAACAAAAACTTTAGAGGCTAAAGTAGAGTTCAAGACTGACACGGTTTTGATCGTAGAGCAAGGAGGAGTAAGGACTGAGATAGAAGTAAGACACGATACTATCATCTTAGAGACAATATGTCCTCCTGATACTATTAAGATATTTAAAGAAGTTGAGGTAGATAAGTTGATTTATAAAGAAAAAGTCAGTACCTTTGACCAAGTTAAGTTCTTATTACTTATACTAATCATACTAATAGTAATAATCTCTCTAACGAGATTATTACGAAAATAAACTTTAATTTACTAATAGTCTATATGACTTATACTGATGAGATTGAAATTGAAATCGGTAAAGTACCTAGCCTTAATGCGTTCTACTCTTCAAGACATTGGACTTTCAGAAAGCAACAAAAGGATAGATGTAAACAAGAGATTAAAGCAGAACTGGATAGCTATGATATCAAGCACTATACTAGTGCTAAAATACATATCCGTTGTAATTATAGGTATGATATTGATAATTGTATTATGGTGTCTAAGTTCTTTTGCGATTCTCTCGTGGATATGGGATTCATTCCTGATGATTCCAAGAAGGTTATTAGAGAGGTTAAGCTCGTGGTTGATGAGACACTTACAAAGAATACTGCAATAGTTAAAGCATATCTTCGATAGTTCCCTTTCGTTGATATTTTAGTTGGTGTGAAACCCTTCGCTTAGGCGAGGGGTTTCTTTTAGTATTATATACTCAATTTTATTTTTTTTTTGTTGTTAGTGTTGTATGTTAACAATTTTGTTTATATTTACACCATCGGAAACGATATAAGTTCTTTACATAATAGGAAAATTGCTTGTTACTTTTAAATGTAAGTAGCAGTTAAAATGCGAGTGGAACACATTGCGGCAAGGTCTCTTCGGAGATACATCAAGAGAATGTGATTATTTGAGAAAGAAGTTATAGAAGGTTTGGGATTTAACCACCCAATACTCCAAAGGGAGGAATATTCTAAAAAGGTGCGATATCTATAATGTTCGGACAAGATAATAAACTTGGGCAAAGGAGGTCAAAGACCTTAATTAAAACGACACGAACCGATTGACAACTCGGGGAGATAGGGAATATAGGTTGTCATAAAATCCCGAAAAGCTCGACGGAGCCTTCTGAGTTATATCCTCACTATTATTTATTTTAAAAACCTTTGATTCTTGGACTCACAGTAGTGAGAGCCTCGAGTTGAAGGTTTTTTTTTGTATAAAATTTATTCCTATCGAGGTGCTTTTTTTTTGTTCATAATTTATCAAATTTAGTTGTTAGTTATTTAGTTAATAATTTATATATTTGAGAAACAACTAAAATATATTACAAATGGTAACAAACTTTTCTAATCGATTTTATGCAAGAAGGCATATGCAAGAATGTATTAAAGAACTGCAAGAGAAATTAAGCAACTTTGAACACATTATATACCCTCAATTTGATCGCAATGCTACAAGCGATTGTTTTGCCGTAGAAACTGAGAGCGGTAACATCTACAAGTTCTACTTACCTAATTGGCAGTACGACACTTTTATGATTGACTTCTCACCCTTATACAAGGGAACTATTGAAGAGTTCTCAACTTGGGAAGATGCATTAGGTTACTTTGTTGAGCAAGTAGAAAACGAAAATGTATAATTTTATAGCCATCCTTTTTTGGATGGCTTTTTTATAACCAACTTTAATATCTTATGGAAGAACAAATGATTTATTACTTAGATTGTCAAGTACAAGCACTAAGAGAAGAACTAGAACTCACAAGAAAGTATATCTATAGAGAGTACAAACTCTCAAAGGGTATCACTTCAGAGATGACTCAATCACTTATCAACGAGTACATCAAACGCCATAAATCTGATGGCGCATATTATCAAGAATCTTAATTTAATATATATATGAAATCATCTAAGATTACGGACGTAATGTTCGAAACAAAATGGAACGACTTTAACATTTATAAGTTGAAGTTAGCTAACGGTCAAAGTGGCTCAATACTCGCTAAGAGTTATGAGCCAAAAGTAGGAGAAGACTTGACTTACACATACGATGTGGAGAAGTCAAGATTCCGTAGAGTGAATCCTGAGTATTCTAATGGAATAGCAAAAAGTAGCATATCACAAAGAGGATACGATGGAGGAGGTTCTAAGCAAGATTTGATCGTGCGCCAAGTGGCTTTGAAATCAGCAGTAGAATTTAGTCAAGGTCGTAAGTTTAAGTGCGAACAAGTTCTAGAGGTTGCTGAAATCTTTAACAATTGGGTAAACCAAAAGGACACCAAGACTCCTGAAGTAAAAGCACCATCTCCATCAGCAGCAAGGGAAAAGGTATTGGAACAAGACGATGACTTACCCTTCTAAAAAAAATGAGAGGGTAGCCTAAAAGCTACCCTCTTTTTTTGTACTATAACTGAATGGAACAAAGTGATAAATTTATCAACGAATTGTTATGGCGAAAAGACCAATCCTATAAAGAATTGGCTTTGGACTATTATAGATTGCAACTAGAATATGAAATCTTAGAGGCTCAGTTCGAGATACTTTTTGAGCGACTTAAAGAATGGGAAGACCTAAACAATGGAGAAAACGATTGACTATAGCCAACTGCACGAACAACTACTAGCAGTCAAAGAAGGGAGAATAAAAGAAGGATATAAATTTGGACACGATGGTATAGACGAATACTTCAGGTTTAAGCCAAAAGCATTTAATATAATACTAGGACACGCTAACGTAGGAAAGACTAGCTTGACTATGTATCTGATGTTGGTGCTTTCTCTAAAGCACGACATCAAGTGGCTTATATACTCCAGCGAGAATGAACCTTATTCTCTAATGAAGAAACTCATAGAATACTATAACGGCAAAACCTTAGAGCAGTTATCTATGCACGAGTTCGAGACGAGCTTAATGTTCTTAGGTCAGTTCTTCAATATCATAGATACGTCAGAACTAATGACTTTTAAAACATTACTCAAGGTAGCAAGAGACATTCACTCAGAATGGGAGTACGATGGATTCCTTATTGATCCGTACAACTCCCTGACAAAAGATAAAAATGCTCTCGCTGGTTTGACTGGTCACGATTACGATTACCTCGCTGCTAGTATGATGAGGTTATTCTGTTCAGAAATGGATGTATCTATATGGCTAAACACTCACGCAGTAACTGATGCACTTAGAAGAGTGCATAAGAAAGGTCACGACTATGAAGGATTCCCTTGTCCTCCGATGGCGGCAGATGCCGAAGGAGGAGGTAAATGGGTTAACCGTGCTACGGATATGTTAGTATGTCATAGGTATACATCATCTGAAGATTGGATGTACTCTCACTTGCATATACGCAAAGTTAAAGAGATGGAGACTGGAGGGAGACCTACTGGAATGGATAACCCTATTCTTTTAAGGAGTAAGATAGGTAACGTAGGATTTGAGATAGGAGGTATTGACCTTGTTCAAAGACTTAGAAACAAACAATACACTCAGACTCAAATATGAGAAAGCATACTAAGATATACCTTGACTACTTTAATTATGGACTCGAAGACTTTATACCTTGTGAGGTCTGCGGCTCTAAAGCGGTAGACATTCACCACATAGAATCTAGAGGAATGGGTGGTTCTAAGTATTCGGATAAGATAGAGAACCTTATGGCTTTATGTAGACCTTGTCATATTAAGTATGGAGATGTACCTGATAAGAAGAACTGGCTAAAAGAATTACATAACAAAATAATGAACAAATGACTTTATACAATCTGCTAGAAAAGCAATGGAATGAAATACGCAAAAAGAATCGTATAGGAGATTCAAGGGTATTGAACAATGTAATATATAGACAAGCCTATATGATGGCTTGTCTTGAGCATACAAAATTGACTCTTAAATCTATTGGTAAAATAATGAAGCGTGACCACGCAACAATCGTATATGCAAAAAAGCAACACTTAGATAATATGAATTATACTCTAGGATATCCACAACTATTTATAGAGTTTTGTAAAATGGTAGAGGAGTTAGTTTGCAAATATGATAAGAATGAAAATCAAGCGATGATGGATATACTTCAATATAGTGGTACTACTTCTGAAGAGATAGTAAGTATTATGAAGAAAAAGAATAGAATGCATCTGAAACGTGTTGAAGAAAGCTACGAGAGAAAGTACCAGCAATTCCAACACGAAATGAAAGTGCTTAAAAGACACAATACCAAACTGCAAATAAGACTTGATGAAGTAGAGGCAGAGGCTAAAAGATTAAAGAATTTATTATAAACAAAAAACTATGGGAATCAGTAACACAATTTTCGAGCATTATAGAAAGCATAAGAAAGAATTAGACAAAGCAGTTACTCTTCTAAAGAGTAACGGTTATGTAGTTTATGAACGTAAAAAAAAAACAAAGCACTCTAATAAAACTTATGAAAAGTGATATAGATAAGTTTGGTATAGAGGCAGATTGAAAT